GGGCACTCGGCTTGATGGGACGTTACAGATGTGCGTGTCTGCCCTTCCACGCATGTCTGAGGAAGCAGCTAGGAAGCTGCTTGAGAAGGGGTGGAAGAACTCCAAAAATGTCTCTTTGGACATTGGGGTTATTTCCTATATGCCATATGGTGCGCCCATAGTTGCATTCATGACTATTATGGATGGGCGCACCGATGATCCACAAGAGGCAGCACTTTGTGCGAATTACATGGACCTTGGTCGAGAAAAGTCCAAGGTGTTGTCTCTTCCACTTGTTACCATTCCCCTCTCTGAGATTGAACATGACCAAGGCATTTTGGATTGCCTTTATATTGTTACATATTTTCATGGTGTTCAATCTTATCAACCCGGAACTTTAATGATGAGTTATGGAACTCTTGAGTTTCAAGAGTATTCCAACAACTCTTTTACAACTGCTACTCGGGTTAGAGAGAGTTGGGACCAGATTCTCAAACGCAATGAGAATCTTGGGAAAAGAGTCCATGCCGGCATCGGGGTGCTTGGCACTATTGAAAAAGAAATGGACCAGCAACTTGAGGACTTCCCCGCCATAAATCTGGAAACTAGGCCACGGCCTGTTGTGCGGACTTTTCAGAATGTACATCAGCCGTTGCATAAGACCAGATCTATGCGAATTGGCACTACCTCTTTCACTGGGAACACCGGTAGGACTGTGCTCCCACCAGTGGTTAAAACTTATGAAGAGGGAAATGCTAATTTTGATTCCCTACAATCCAAACCACGTCACAGCTCTGCCAGCACTGCTCATTTGATGTGTGCTGTGACGGTTGTTCCTGATCCCACTTGTTGTGGGACGCTGTCCTTTAAAGTTCCCAAAGATGCAAAGAAAGGAAAGCATCTTGGAACCTTTGACATTCGGCAGGCCATTATGGACTATGGTGGTTTGCATTCCCAGGAATGGTGTGCAAAGGGCATTGTTAACCCCACTTTTACAGTGAGGATGCATGCCCCGCGCAATGCCTTTGCGGGTTTGTCTATAGCATGCACCTTTGATGATTATAAGCGCATAGACTTACCAGCACTTGGGAACGAATGTCCCCCCTCTGAGATGTTTGAACTGCCTACCAAGGTTTTCATGCTTAAAGATGCAGATGTACATGAATGGCAGTTCAACTATGGGGAACTTACAGGACATGGGTTGTGCAATTGGGCAAATGTAGTTACCCAGCCCACATTGTACTTTTTTGTTGCATCCACAAACCAGGTGACGATGGCTGCTGATTGGCAGTGCATTGTTACTATGCATGTGGACATGGGGCCCGTCATTGATCGATTTGAGTTAGATCCAACTATGACGTGGCCCATTCAATTGGGTGACACTTTTGCCATTGATAGATATTATGAGGCGAAAGAAATAAAGCTTGATGGGTCGACCTCCATGTTGTCCATATCTTATAATTTTGGAGGTCCTGTTAAGCATTCTAAGAAGCACGCCATTTCATATTCTCGGGCAGTTATGTCCAGGAATCTTGGATGGTCTGGCACTATAAGCGGAAGTGTCAAGAGTGTCTCTTCTTTATTTTGTACCGCTTCTTTTGTTATTTTCCCATGGGAACATGAAACACCTCCGACTTTGCGTCAGGTGTTGTGGGGCCCACATCAGATAATGCACGGAGATGGCCAATTTGAAATTGCTATCAAAACCCGTCTTCATTCATCTTCTACAACTGAAGAAGGATTTGGTAGACTTGGCATTCTCCCTCTTTCTGGTCCCATAGCTCCTGATGCACATGTTGGGTCGTACGAGTTTATTGTACATATAAATACTTGGCGACCCGACTCTCAGGTGCATCCTCCCATGTTTTCTAGTGCGGAGCTTTACAATTGGTTTACTTTAACCAATTTGAAACCAGATGCGAACACTGGCGTGGTCAATTTTGATATCCCTGGATACATTCATGACTTCGCCTCTAAAGACGCAACTGTAACACTCGCATCGAATCCCCTTTCTTGGCTTGTTGCAGCCACTGGCTGGCACTACGGTGAGGTGGATCTCTGCATTTCTTGGTCAAGGTCTAAACAGGCCCAGGCTCAGGAGGGCAGTGTTTCCATCACCACTAATTATAGAGATTGGGGTGCTTACTGGCAAGGCCAGGCTCGGATTTATGATTTGCGGCGTACCGAGGCGGAAATTCCCATTTTCTTGGGTTCTTACGCTGGTGCGACGCCATCTGGTGCCTTGGGTAAGCAAAACTATGTCCGAATTTCAATTGTCAATGCTAAGGACATAGTTGCATTGCGAGTGTGTTTGCGACCCAAGTCTATAAAGTTTTGGGGTCGCTCCGCCACTTTGTTTTAAATGCCTTTAATTAGGTGTTTTGTGTGTTGATTCTTCTAACCAGGATTAGTAGCCCTTCTGGCATTAATTTGCTGGAAACTGTGATGTACACAGTTGGTTAGGTAGAAGCGTCAATAAACCGGGACTTTAATTAGTTCCGTTTTAGGTTCCCGCCCTTACTAGGGTGGTCCGGTCCTTAGGTGGATCGGGAAGCTGTATAAACTCAGCTTTTTGGGGGTGAGAGCCCAAGAATGTCTGTCTGTCAGCTGCTTGTGTAAATGAGCTTTCTCCCAGGATAGCTCTCCTGGGCACAAGTGAAAACTACTGTCGTGGCGAGTT